CCTGGGAAGTTGATGATAATCCGAAAGAGATTAGCACGAGCTCCACCGTCTTGCAACTGAGACTTAAAGTTGTTGATATTCAGAGTCATTTAAGTCTCCCTTAAGATACGATAGTTTCGAAGGATACGCCAGTACGCGTAGCAACGAAGTTAAGCTGGATGAAGTTGATCGAGCGGGATGGCTGAACGTAGATGTCAGCAACAAACTCGTTACGGTCAACAACGTCACCAGTGTTATTCGTGGCGTCACATACAACAGCGAAGTTAGTGATACCCTGAAGACCTTGGATCGTACGCAGGAATGGCTCAACGATGTTAACAAACTGAGCACGTGTGAACTCGTTGTTAAATTCGAAGAGTGTGTCGCGAGCAGCGATACGAATGCTCTTTTCCATAAGGATGAAGAGACGACGTACGTTGATACGATCGAAAGCAGAAGGGCGACCCGTGTGAGTCTTATCACCGAACAGAACCGTACCTTCACCTGGGAAAGTAACGATTGGGTTAACACCAGCTTTGTAGAGGGTGTCACGATCGGCTTCTACTGGGTTGTATGCAAGCTTGACAACGTTACGGACTTGACCGCGACGGAAGCCAGCTGGCGAGAAGAAGGAACCACGTGTACGATCGGTTTCGGCCATCAGACCAGCAACCGAGCCAGAGGCTGGGATGTTGATGAGGGCATCGTTGAAACGATCATAAACAACCAGGCGACCGGAGTCACAGATTGCGTAAGTGGAAGAAGTTACCTGGTCAAAGAACGCTTTGATCTCAGCAGCAGTGTCATCAGTAGACTCTGGGGAAAGCGTACATACGCAATCCTTACGGCCTTCGACTGTTGCGATGATGTCGTTAGCGATAGTGACACCGGAACCAACTGGGAAGTTAGGACCGATCAGGATAGAAACTTCAGACTGAGCAGAGTCGGCGAACAGGTCGAAGCCAGTTGCGAACTCGGAAGAAGTCAGAGCAGCGGAATCAACACCACCGGTCAGGGCAGTTGAGATAACACCACCTGCTGGAGTAACAGCATAGTCGAGAGCACCAGTAGCAGCAGAACCAGCGTTAGCAAGGTTAGCAGTATCTGTTGCACCGAACCAGATGTAAGCAGAATTCTCGTTGATGACAGTCTTGTAGTAGTTAGCTGCACCAAAGTCGTCCTTGGCATCAGATGCCTGAGACAAGAATGGGAAGACTTCGAGGACAGTTCCTGGGGTACCAGTGAACAGACCATCTTCGTCGATAACTACAACGTGGATTTCGTCGTTAGAAGAACCACGAGCAGCAGCATAAGCAGATGTTCCGACAGGACCTGTAAAGCGGCTTGCGTAAGTCCAGCCGTCGAAATTCGTGGAGGTTGTGGACGCATCAGTTTTGAAACCGAAGACTTCGACTTTGAGCGAGTTGCCCAGGGCGCCTGGGTACTTAGCAAGCCAGTGACCTTCCGTACCGAATACGAAAGTCTGACCGTCATAGTGAGTGCGGTTTTTAACAACGAGCGAAGCGTCGCCACCCGAAGAAGCGTTGTTGGCAGCGCCAGTAACAACACGTACAACTTCAGCGGCATTGCTGTAGCTCAAGAACTGTGCGAGGGTGTGGAAGTCGATGGTTTCAGCCGTGGTTGGCGTACCGAAACGGGCCAGAACGTCGTTCTCGGAAGAGACAGTAGTGATCTCTTCAACTGGACCCCAACGGAAGTTACCTACGAAACCACCAATAGATGTGGATACAGCTGGTGCACGAGTCGTTAGATCGATCTCGGCAATGCTGACACCAGGTGATACGCGATTCAAAGGCATTAGCTTTTCCTATTTTGGTTTTTTATGATATGGCGAAATAACGATGAACATTATAAGGATTTCACATTTACAACTAAGTATTTATAATTTGTGATTTTCCTAATGTTCTTCGATAATAATACCAAACACATCGTCTACTTTAAAACTAGTCTGGAATTCCCCATGGTCGTTCTCATTTACTTGAAGAACAATATTAGGGTCAGACTCTTCACCAATGTTACCCATAAAAGGAACAGAATCTGCAATGAGCCTATTCTTTTCCTCAACCATCATGTCACGCATATTTTCGTCGGTGACATACGTAAACATATTTGTCGACGCAAAGTAACCGAACATTACTAACGACATGACCAAATCATCGTGGTTCCCTTGAGTTGCCTCATAGGACGAACCCTTGGCTTCAAAGGTGCCAAGTTCACGAATCGTTTCCGCATCAACAACTTCCAACTTACCTTCTTCAATAAGGTCTTTTAGGTTAGAACAGCCGATGCGTTTTGTTTTTCTAGTTTGTTCAAGTCCAAATGTTGTACCATTGGCAACCTTACCAACGTACATGTTTTCATATTCGAACTCATAACGTAGGGCTCTCCAGACAAGTGAACCTTGGTCGTTTGATTCAACGATTAGGTAGGCATCATTGTACCACTTTGCCATCTTATAGATGAAGTCTGGAAAGAGTAGAGGTGAAATCATGTTATCACGGAAACAAGCCACCTGTTTGAAAGGTATCTCTGTAACGTCAATAACACTAAAAACTGAATAGTCCTGACCACGACCCTTGGCGGTATCGATAGTCATGACATAATTATGCAACTCCTTAGGTCGAGTATAGATATGTGTTCCACCCTTCACTTCGACCGGATTGATGGCTCGAAGAGCCAGAAGTTGAGTTGGTGAAATAAGAGTACGTCCAGTACCACGACCAAACGAGTTACCGAATTCCTGTTCGAACTGATCTTGAGAGGTGTTAGCAATCGTCTGCTCTTTCCACTTCTCATCACGACCTGGAACGTCCCACCAGTCTACTCGACAAGGATGGAACTCATTGGTACCCTGTACTGCACCTTCATAAATCTTATGGAACATATTACCAATACCGTTGGCAGTAGAGGTAATGATAACACGTGATGTCTTACCAGACGAAACAACTGGATAAGTAGAGGTATAGAACTCAACGTCGTTTTCAACAAACGCAAATTCGTCCAGATATAGAAGACTGACAGACTTACCACGAATAGAAGATGACGACGTTGCGTGTGCTTCCATACGAGTATTATTGGAGAATTCAATACTACCTTTGTTCAGTACTTTACAGCCTGGCTGCAAGAAGAATGGAAGATTCTCAAGCATCAATGTGATACGAGAAAGCATTTCCTTTGCGGTAGCAGCTTTGTTAGCAAGGATAGCAACGAACTTTTCAGAGTTGAAGATCGCATAATGCAAGAGATACGCACAGGTCGAAATGGACTTACCTGACTGACGACAAGCAAGTACTACTGTAAAGCGTTCATCTTGAAAGCTCTTAAACAGTTCTCTCTGATACGGGTATGGCTTGAAAGGAATCAGACCGTGGTCAATGTGAATAACTTTGACATAGTTCTCGGCAAAGTATTCTACGGATTCCTTACACTTGATGTATTCCTCCAACTCTTCACGAGTGAAAGAATGCTCAACTCCGTCCCGCTTAATATTAGCGTTACCGAGATAGGTATCACCCCTTACTGGATTCATCGAAGTCCGCGTCTATAATTCCAGACTTAACGTTGTCAATCGCCTTGAGAAGGTCTTTCGTTGTACCTTCAAATGCAATCTGTGCAGTCTCGTCGTCTTCAGTCAGAAGCTTTTGGCGACCACCTTGTGTCGGCTGATTATCTTCTTCTTGAGCGATGACCTGCATCTTGCGCTGAAGGTCTACGAGCTTGCCGTTAATGTCTGCTGTGTGTTTGATACCGTTGAACAGAACCTCAAACGCCCTTGGGTGTTCAGAGTCCTTGGCCAACTGCTGAAGGTCTTGGATAGCGTCAATCGACACATGAATGAGTTCATGATAAGTGTCCCGAGAAAAGGTGTAATCCTTTTCCAGGTCATCCGCCTCTGTGATATTGGCGATCAACTTATCTTTTGTGTCTTTGTTACTCACTATTCAAATCCGTATGTGTATGTCACGTCGATTGTGTACGTGTCATTAGGGTCGTTTACAGACTGTGGGTTTACAGACTGCGTGATAGTCAAGTCATCTGCCGTTGTAGGATCCGTTGTGAAGTTCACAATGGAATTCAAGATCACAGAAGCATTACTATCGACCCGTGCAAATATATTTATACGGGCATCAAACAGAATAGTATAGATGATTTTACGGTTATTTACGTGGTCATTAGCGTAGGAATCTTCCTTTGATACAGAGATCAAACGGAATTGTACTTCGTCTGTAAACGTCTCATTGTCGATAGGATAGTATGTACGACGAATGGTTGGTTTAAAGTACGGAAGAATCTGTTCTACAATCTGAAGAGCCTCATCTTGGTTCTTCGAGTATATGTTCAGTTCGAACGGAATGATATATGGAGCTGGCGAATAGATGGCAACAGGATCACCATTTGCATTCACGACTCGACACATATTATTCTTTGGCAGTTGACGTTCGCTATCATATGTCAGAGCTCCGGAGATCTCAAACGACATACGAGGAAGAGTCATTGC